GTATTAATCTCATTTATCAGACTCAAGAGAATGTTGTTCGTACTTACCTGAATACTCGTTCGGGCAAGTTGTTGGGAAGTCTACAGCGCAGACCATTCACTATTCAGGAGTCTGAAGGAAAGCAAGAATACTTCATTCGTATTTTCCCGTATCTCCGTTACCTTGACATTCGATATCGGAGGGGAAATGATCGCATTTCTCGTCATATTCGAAGCAATCTGGCATTGTATAATCGCACAGTTTGGGGAGTACTCTACCATGAGACATTCCCGGAACTCCGTTATGGCTATAATGAAGCTATTCGTACTTCTATTCGCAAGGAATTAGAACAAGCATTAATCTATGAACAGTCTCAAAATTGGTAGTGTATGGGAAAGAAGCATTTGTCTGAAGACGAAATAAAGTATATTGTATCTGCCGAGTCTAGCCAGGCACAGCAAGATATTCATGAATTGACTAAAGCTACAAAGGAGCTTAAGAAGGAAGAGAAGGAGCGTCGTACAGCGATGGTCGAGCTAGAGGCGCAAGGCAAGAAAAATACTAAAGAATATCAGAATTTAGAAAAGGAGACCAAGTCACTCTCTAGGCAGATATCCGATAATAATAAGAAAATTGGTGCATTAACTAGGTCATTGGATATTAATGCCATGACTGGCCGGCAATTAAAGAAGGTAGCTAAAGAGTTGGCTGCGACACTTGATGACATGTCGGAAGCTGCGGATCCGGAAGAATATGCCAGGCTTAATAAAAGGTTGGGTGAGGTACGGTCCCGAATGGTAGAATTAAAAAGTTCAGGCAAAAATGTGGAAAAAGAGTTTGATCTGACACAAACTGCTTTGTCTAAACTTAAAGCGGTGGCCGTAGCTTTTATTGTAGTCAAATTGGGAGGCTATCTTAAGGATATAGCAAGAAATGTATACGCTACCCGAAAAGAGTTTGCTAAATATGAAGCTGTACTTCGTAATACCCTTCAGTCGCAAGAAAAGGCTGCTACTGCAATGAAGATGTTGCAAAAGCTTGCTGCCGATACACCGGGATCCCTTCAAGAATGGACAGAGGCTTATATTAAACTTGTCAACAGGGGAATTAAGCCTACTACCTCGGAACTTACGAATATTGGTGACTTGGCTGCATCGCAAGGCAAGAGCGTCGATCAGCTCATAGAGGCGATACTTGATGCCATGACCGGGGAGAATGAACGTTTGAAAGAGTTCGGTATCAAGGCAAGTAAAAGTGGGAATACAGTAAAATACACTTTCAGAGGTGTCACTACAGA